ATGGCTACAGGCATTTCCCCGAGAACTTTTTCAACAAACCAGCGTTGGGGATTAGAAACAAGTTTGGTAGTTTGGGCAGCGTAACCGTTTGTAAAGCCTTCTGATACGACAGGTTCATTCTTTCGGAGAAGAGCAAATACAATGATACCGACAACGGCGGCGAGAAGACCTGTCGGCCAATCATTAAATACGGCTATCAAGAGTGGTATAATAAAGAGTGCTGACATACCGAAGATGTTGTTCAAGTAATCTAAGTAGCCCCGGGGGGAACGTTCTACGAATGTGCCTGCCACTAAGAGTAAAATTACTGTTATTACAGTGCTTGGAAAATAGAGTACACTGCGAATATTGTATATCCATCCTTCTAGACTCGTATCCATTTTAGGAATTTTAGCGGCTTTTGGAGAACTCGGCGCAGACATTCTATCTTATAATGCGAAACTAATGATAATGTAAATAATCATTAAAAGATAGAAGAGCGGATGGAGTTCGCTTCGCTTGATGATGCGTTCCCAAATTCAGGTGGTTCAATAAAACAAAGAAGATCAAAGAAAAAGGAGGGGTTTTATGGAGGTGTAATGCCTGAAACAGATGCAGACCGCCCGGCAATGAAACGGCTTATGGAAGTCCCGCCTATGAATCAGATTTCTACAGGTAGTGAAGGCATACCCGATGAATTATTAGACGAGAGTACTAAATTTTTGAAAAAGCCTTCTGTGAATAATTCACTTCCTAAACCAAGATCGTTGAATACTCTTGAAAAGGAAGATACACCGAGTTATTTTGGGGCTGAGGCATTCACAAATCCTAGTGAAGACACGTATGCATCATACACGACGGCACGTACTCCACACGGTTACATGTTGGAAGCAGATTTTACAAAGACATTTGAGGAAAAGGGTTATGAAAAGGCCACCGGCAGTGCACTTCCGGTACCTGAATTGAGGCATCGGTGGAAACTCATGTCAGGTGACCGTATAGAAAGTTCGCAAGTGGCCCCTAAGAAGTCTAAGCAATTTTCTGGTTTAGATACGGCAGAATTTGGACACATGAAAGCGAAGATTGATGAACTTATGGCACGTCTTGATGACTTGGAAAATAGGTCATCTGGTGCGAATCCTCAACTGGAAGTAATGACATTTATAATGACTGGTCTTTTTTTGATGTTTGTGGTGGATGTGGCAGTGCGTAAGTCTAGTACGATGCGGATGGTGAATGTACGTTGATTACTAAGCATAGGCTAGTAGCTAGTAAAATTAAAGTAAAATGCTGTTGATATTATAGTAATGCCAACACCATTCTTTATTCTTAAAACTGGAAAATCCACTAAAGCCGAAGACGGCTCACAATATACCTTTATAAAGCCATACAAGGCAGATGTTAATCAGATAGTTGAAATCTTTAAGGCACGTATGATTGATTCACTTAATAAGACTGAAGAAGGAGGCGTATATACATGGATTATAAAGGACGATGGTACGATGTACCTGTCTAAGACTCTGTCAAACCAGGAAATCGGATCACTCCACGCGAATCTAGATATATTTACGGGTGATTCTAACGTGGTGGTGGCAGGTGAATTAAAGAGGGTTGGTGACACGATAGAATATAATCTAAGATCTGGTACTTACATGGAACATGTTATAACTACAAACGCAATCCGTAATGAAAAGAAGAAAGAAATGGATAACTTGATATCTAAGGCAGGATTTATTCCTAAATTCTTGAAGTGTACGACTGATGAGAATGGTAATGGTACGGAGGATTGTACCGAGAAATATGAATCACTTGCTGGACGTACTATTATTGATGGGAGTTCAATAGTATCATCTGAATCTGAAGTTGAACTTTATAAGAGCCTATTTACTATAAAGGATATGCCTGTAATGAGGGGTGGTAGGGTAAATACGAAAAAGCGTTCTCGTAATAAGAGTCGCACTAGAAGACTTGTAATGAGATTTAAGTCTCGTATCTGATCAATAAAAATTGAAACCCATTTGTGGCTATGTAATACTTACAAACTTAGCCACAAATGCATGCCAGGACGATTGATGATGCGCCTTTACGAGGACCCTTCGATTTTATTTACAAGGGTATCTTAATAAAGGTATCGAGACCCTTGAACTGCGTAGCGAGAGGAAGAACAAAGGATTTCTGGGAGTGGTTAATAGCCAAGTACTGTAATTCCAGATATATAAATCTTACGTATTTGGATATCGCCGAACAGCAGCGTAGGAATAGATGGCTAAATTGATCTGATAAACTCCCATTGGAGATTCTTACAAATCTTCTCCCAAATCTTATCTTGCGCATATAACTTATCGCGATTTTTCAATAAAGGGAAACAGTGTAGAAAATCATCTAGGTCTAGAAGTTCACATAACTTGTAAAGTACGTAGGAATACGATAAGAAATTTGACCTATCTGATGGACAATGCTTCTGAAAAGAAGGTTGGATCTCCTTAAATAAATAGCGTAACTTCTCTTCTGTCTCTCGGTCCATAACAGGTGCAGTATGGCCATTCAGCCTACTTAAGATATGAGGTACGTGCTCATAGTACGAGTTATACTTGAGTTTCTTAAGGATTTCACGGATTTTGCTGCGATTGAGCGAAGAAGCCTGGAGGCGCTCCTTTTTGATTTGGGTCTCAATATTCTCAAATACTTCCTCTGGAATCTCAGTGCTCTCTTTTGCCTGGAATTGCGCGAGCCATTCATTGAAGTGATTGATTCGTTTGTAGGCATAGTATGACACTTCGCGAGGGGGGTCCTTGTAACTCGGTTTATCGGAATCCATTAAAATGAGTTTATGAAATCCACATTCGGGACATGACACTGTTGCATCATTAACTGACACTTTCATGTCCTCTCCGCATGCATCGCAGACGAAAGATGTGTCATGTAGCGCATTGATAGATGGGCGATTGTACTGAGGGTCCATTTTTTGAAGGTATTGCTCTAAGAGCGCATCACGTCGTAAATTATCACCGCCCGCAAATTCACGACTTGTATTTGTAAACTGGGAGTTCTGGGATATTTGGGGAAGATTGGATCCACTTATATCTTGCCTGGAAGCGTTTTCAAGGGCCTCAAAAACACTCCCGGGTGTTGCCCTATCCGCCATGTGAACTACATTATCGGCCCCGCGATTGATCCTTTCTTGGATATCGTAGTATTGGAATAATAGTTCACCGGTATTAAGAAAATAATCAAGGACCGCATTCTTTTCATCAGTGGAATCTAGTTTTCCCTGTACCTTCTTAATCTGCTGTTCTAGACGAAATCTCTCAATATCGTCAGTCTCTGCCCTATATCGCTGCACAAGTTCTTGATATTCTTTCGTCCACTGAGTTATATCTTGATTGATATCTTTAATTTTAGATAAATTGTGTTGATGCACGGTGTCGAGGGTAGTTCTGGCTTCGGGGTTAGATCTTTTTGATTGTCTTATATTGAAGAAGGGGTCTGCCATAACTAAAGGCTTCCTAGTTTATGTCTTTAGCCCATACAGACTTCAAATATTCCGCGGGTGAAAATTTAAATATATGCCTCCGGATAATTAACACTTTTGGCAAATTTTTTTTCTCTGGCGGAGGTATAATCAAATGACAGGTGGTGGTCTCATGCAGCTCGTGGCCTATGGCGCCCAAGACGTTTACCTGACGGGTAACCCTCAGATTACCTTCTTCAAGGTGGTCTACCGTCGTCACACTAACTTTGCGATGGAGTCTATTGAGAACCCCTTTAACGGGTCTCCCGGCTTCGGTCGCAAGGTGACTTGCACTATCCAGCGCAACGGTGACTTGATCTACCGCATCTACCTCCAGGCCACTCTCCCCAAGGTGACCCTGCTGTCCACTGACGGCTCTGGTGCCCAGTTCCGCTGGCTGAACTGGGTGGGGCACAACCTGGTGAACTACGTGGAACTTGAGATTGGCGGGCAGCGCATTGACAAGCACTATGGTGACTGGCTCCAGATCTGGAATGAGCTCACCCAGGAGCCTGGCAAGCAGGCCGGCTACGCCAAGATGGTGGGTAACGTGCCTCAGCTCGTGAACCTGCTGGTTCAGGGTGGTGAGGACTGCGACAACGACTGCGCCGGCGGGGAGCCCAATACCTCCTCCGAGCAGCTGATGTGCTCCCCCGAGTACACTCTGTACATCCCCCTCCAGTTCTGGTTCAACCGCAACCCTGGGCTGGCTCTGCCTCTGATCGCCCTCCAGTACCACGAGGTGCGCATCAACCTGGAGTTCAACGACCTGCGCAACCTGTGCTTCGACTCCACCCCCGCTCTGTCCAACACCCACACCATCCGCGACCGCGTGGCCGCTGCCGGCCTGGTGGCTGCCTCCCTGTACGTGGACTACATCTACCTGGACACTGACGAGCGTCGCAAGTTCGCCCAGGTGTCCCACGAGTACCTGATTGAGACTCTGCAGTTCACTGGCGGTGAGTCCATCACCTCTAGCTCCAACAAGCTGAAGCTGAACTTCAACCACCCTTGCAAGGAGCTGATCTGGGTTGTGCAGCGTGATTCCTTTGTGTCTTGCGATGACAACGTGATCAACCCCTGGAAGGGCCAGCAGCCCTTCAACTACTCTGACTGGTGGGACCGCTCCGTGCTGGAGTCTGGCTACTCCGTCACGCGCGTGGAGGGCATGGCGGGCAAGAACCCTTGCATCACCGCGCTCATCCAGCTCAACGGTCACGACCGGTTCTCGGTACGCGAGGGACGCTACTTCAACGAGGTCCAGCCTTACCAGCACCACACGAACGTGCCCTCAGTTGGCATCAACGTGTACTCATTCGCCCTCTCACCTGAGCAGCACCAGCCCTCAGGCACGTGCAACTTGTCACGCATTGACAACACGACGCTCCTCATCACGGTCTCCAACAACGCG